CCAAATGGCCAACTAGCATCTAAGCCTTCGTTAAGTGTCAAATGTAATACATGCTCGCCATCAATTGCAACTTCACCGCCTTGAGCTCCTGGCTTGGCATATCCACTAGGTGCGCTGTAAGGGCCTGCGGCATTTGTTGTTGCAGATGACGCCAAGGTCTGTACATTATCAATTGGTTTTGTTGCAACTTTGTTTGCTAAATTTGGATGTATGTTACTAATAACATATTGTTCAACTGCGCGACCTTCAGCTTCGTTAATAACTGCTCGCTTTACGTCCGTTGGGTTGACCCAATACAATTCAAATGTTTCTGGATCACGCAAAAAGAAGTGATCTCCATACTTAATGGCATTGCGGAACGTACGGAAGATACGCTGATCCATCTTATTAATAGCACACCATTTCTTTAGAGACTCAGTGACAATTTTACTTTCACTTTCTGTTGGATCTTCTTTCCACATCACACGGAATGGTAAATTAGTATCAATGTCAGTCTGCGTACAAAATTCTGAAATAGTATCAAGGGCGGCATTAATCTCGCTGTCTTGATCCATTTGATCGTACTGAATATATCGTTCAACCCTGTTAGGTTGACCAGTATAAACTTCTTGTAGCCAAGAAGCAAATTTTGCTGATGATCCTGATGATGCTCCGCGGCCATTGCCTTTGAGTTCAGATTCTGGATCCCAGATTTTAAAGTGTTTACGCCATGATGCCATATGTTTACTTACCTTGTATTTTTAAGACAGTCTAACCGGAGGGGAATAAGAATCCGTTTTTGTATTACTTCTAATTGCAGATAAGTCACTTTGCATGGTTGACAAATAGCTCATTAACTGTGCAATTGCTTCTGGAGTCAATGATGATCCTGTGTTACCACCAACTATACTCTCACCTGGACTCAATGAACTGGCAATGTCAGTTGAAATGCCAGGAGAAGTAATACTTGACATCGCTGGTAATTTCCCACTTAGGTCAGTGATTGTACCCAGTGAAGTACCAATTGATTGCAGGTATTCAGCAGTTAGTTTAACTTCATCTGATGATCCAGCGGCTGCAAATTCCAACAGCTTATCTTTTAATTTTCCAAGTGCATCTGTATCAAACGATGCAACATTGGTGGCAATTGCTGTTATACCATCGCCAAACGCTTTGATACCTACGCCCAAAATGCTTATTTTATCTGCATATGGTACAAAATCTTTAATTCTTTCTAGAGGACTCTTAGCACCAAACAGTCCCATTATTCCTGTAAGCACACTACCTGCGGTACCAGCAACCATACCAGCTGTGAATACAATCATACCAGCGCCAACTGCTGCCAATCCGGCACCAACTGCAATTAAGTTAGCACCATCAATACTACCAATGGTTACTAATGATTCTGCAAACATTTGCGAGGCCTTGGCTGCAACCATTGCACCTGCTCCAAATACTACAAGTGATGCACCTAGCAAGGCAATGGCTAGGGCGCCTGCCGCGATAACTGGCAAGAATCCACCCATAACACCTGCGGCAACAGCAAATACACCCAATGCAACTGCACCTTTGGCAATGCCGCCCCAATCTAAATCATTGAATGTTTGAAAGCCTTTACCAGCTACCCACATAGCGGCACCTAATACACCAATTGCCGCTGAACCTATTAATATACTAGCAGACATTTTTCCTAATAACGAAGCCGCTGTGCCTAATATACCTAATGCAACAGCACCTTTAACTATACTATCCCAATTAACTTCATTGAACGTTTTGAATCCAATAGCAGAAACTAGTAACGATGCACCTAAAATAGCAATAGATGCCGCACCTTTTAACATACTTGTACTAGCTTCACCTATACCACGTGCTAATAATATTAAACCACCAAGGGCAATGGTGCCTTTAAGCATACCTTCCCAAGTTACTTTTCCAAATGTATCAAATCCATGTGCGGCAAGTGCCAATGCGCCACCTAGCAATGCTAATGTGCCTGCACCTTTGACAGTTTTATCTTCACCGAGCTTGCCTAAGAAGTCACCAATGGAGCCCATTGCTCCTGATGCTTTGTCGCCAATTTTACTGCCAAGATCAGAAACTTTTCCACCTACGCCTGCAAATCTGTCGGACATAGTACTCATAAAACCAGACTTACCAGGCAGCTGTGGTCCTTGATTTGCTGACATTGGATTCCACTTGCCAGTGGTCATTCCACCAACTGCTGAGCCAAGTTTGCCTAGCATACCTGTTCCGCCGGCTGCTATAGCACCAACTCCGCCTGCCAAGATAACAGCACCAATTGCACCTGTTAAGCCTATAATAGTTGCAGTCAATCCAACCATTACACCACGCAAACTTTCCAGCGCGGCAGTCAATGAATTCATTGACTGTATGTTATCTGTTTCTGAACTTCCAGCTTTTTCTTCTGCGGCTTTCTTATCTGGAGCAATTTTACCAGTAGCTATGTCACGTTCTCGCATAAACGCTTGCATTTCAATAGCCGACTGGGCATACTTGTCATTGTAGCCTTGCATACTTTTTCTTGATGCATACTCTAAGTCAATTGCACCACGCTGAGCTTCAATGTTCTTATTAAACTGTGTTACATCAAGACCTTCTTTACCAACAGCACCTTGACCAGCCCGGAACAATTGTTGAAGCAACTGCGTTGCTTCGGGGTTATCACGAATGTTATATTGTGCCTTGGCCATGTCACCTTCGGCAATTGCCGAAGCAACGTTTGCTAACTTTGCAGGATCGGTTCCTAAAGAAGGGAATTTTTTAAGTACAGCATATAACTGATCTGCGCCTTTGTTGCCTTCTAAACCTGCTACAGTACCTGCTTGTGTTTTTCTAAATTCTGCCATTGCCGCAAGCACTGCTTTAGCACTCATACCAAATGCGTCACTTAAATTACGTGCAGACGTAACAGACTCCGCCATGGCCTTAACAAACTTTTGTTTAGCATCATCTTCGTTCTTTGCATTCAACATTGTTGATGCTAGAATTGATCCTGACAAGTTTGCAGTATCTTCTTGACTCAATCCCATTGCCGCTGTAGCACGTGCGGCTTTGTCAACACTCTTGACCAAATCAGTACCAAGAGACTTTTTCATTGCAGAGTTTAAATAACCACTGCCATAACGTAATGCTCGTGATAAGTTACTTAAATTATCAACTGCATCTTGTGATGTACCTCCTAGTGCTTTAAATGTACCATTACTTTGTTCAATCGCTTTAATAAAACTATCGCCAAGACCACTTAGCAATTTTGCTTGACGTATTGATCCTACTTTAAATGCACTAAGGTCAGCAAAGTTACCCATGTCTTTTGCTGAATCAGCAAAGTTTTGCATTGCACCAATGGCAAAACCAACACCAGTTGCTATGCCACCGAATGTACGGCCAACTACTCCGTAACTTCTAGATAGCGTATTACCAAGGCTACCAAGTGAGTCAGCAAAGTTAGTTTTTTCCCTGAACAATGACTGGCCAAAAGTTTGAAACCCATCCTTGGCTCGTTTCATACTCCATTCTAATTTTTCTTGTTCTGCTGTTGCGGCTCTTTGTGCTTTGGTAAGATCTTTAGTAGAATCAAGCTGTGCTTCATTTGCTTTATTGCTTTCCTTCTGTGTCTTAATACCATTTTGATGCATTTTATCTAACGCATCAAATGACTTGGCTGCATCTTTTTCTTGTGATGTTTTTGCACCTGGAACCTGAGAAGATTTATTGCCGCGACCAAGATTACCTGACATTTCGTTAATCTTGTCAGTTAATCTCTCTAGCGCATTAATCAGGTCTTGTTCTCGATCCATTATAATTCCGGTTCATTAGGCATTAAAGTAGCACATAAATACGATTATGATATAGGCCTATGAACCTATTTACCGTTAAGGATTAACTACATGGATAACTCAAACCCACTAAAAAAGCCAATCATTGCTGGCACGCCAAATCCCTTGGCACAATATTACCGTAGGCCTGGTACATATTTGGGTTTACCATCAAAAGGCAAATTCTATATTGTACCACCAAAATTTTCAGATACAAATGAGTTGGCTGTTTATCCAATGACAGCAAAGGATGAACTTGCATTAAAGAATCCAGATGCGTTACTAAACGGTGAAGCACTCAAACAAGTTATTGCATCTGTGTGTCCGGATATCTCAAATGTCAATGAAATCCCAGCCCCAGACATTGATGCAATTTTAGTTGCCATGCGAATGACCAGTTATGGTGATGATATGAATCTAACTGTTAGTCATAACTGTTTAGAAAGTGAAGGCAAAGGACAGCACGTTACTGTTGGTCTAGGTGGAGTGTTAGCAACATTAAAAGAGATTCCAGATGACGTAGGCAAAGTTACTTTAGCATCAGGTGTACGAGTAGTGTTAAAACCATATACTTTAGAAGCTCAAAGTAAGCTGTTACGTGTACAATTTGCAACCATGCGCCAGCTTCAATCTGCAGAAGCAAATGAAAAAATCACAATTGAACAAAAGGCTGATATTGCCAATGGTGGTTACGATCAGCTGGTAGCACTGAGCCAAGAAGTTCTTGCTCAAAGCATTATCAGTGTAACATTACCAGACGATACCGAAGTAACAAATGCCGCTCACATTTATGAGTGGGTTAAAAACTTAGATCGTGCATCAAACAGTAGACTAGATGAAGAACTAAAACGCTTTGGTGAATTTGGTATCACTAGAACACTAAAAGTAAAGTGCGAGTATTGTGGTGAAGATTTCAACTCAGACATGCTGTTTGATCCAACAAGTTTTTTCGCCAACGGCTCTTGACACTTGGGGTCGATAAGAGCAAGATCAGACGCTTTATCGACAGCATTGAATCAGACTCAAGAGCCTTAATCAAAGAAGTATCAACGTTAAGTATTTGGTCAACATTAAGTTCCGAAGAAATTTGGAACATGACGTACCTTGAACGAGTTGTACTCAGTGAAGTAATCAAAGAGCATACAGAAACCATGTATGGCAAAAAAGGTTTAGCTCGTAGATAATCATTTATCATCTAGGTAGAGCGAATACTTCGCTCTTGAATTTCGCATCGCTATCGCTCTTGCTCATTCAGTTTATCTTAGACTACAATTTTTTTAGTTAACACAATAAAGTAAAGTAGAAACAAGTGATTAATATAATGATTACTTGTCTTAGATTTTCTAGTCACACTTAGCCGTTTTACCAGCTAAGAAAAACATTTTGTCTTGTCTCAGACCCCTATGCCACATTGGTTTAAGCAACTGTTTCCAGTAAAGGCGGTTACGCTGTACCTTTTTATGCTTGTCTTGTAATAACGCAAACTACACTCGCAAACCAATCTGCTTGTGTAATTTTGTAGGTTGTAATAGTTCACCAGAGCCTACTCATTTTAGCTTTCCTATACTAATCCCAGTTCTTTTCAAGCAATCGAACTTCGTCCTGTTAAGGATAGTGGGCGTTAGTCTCTGCTACTGCACAGAATTTCCTTCCCCAGCGCAACCCTAGTGCCTGGTTTTATGGGTGTCTAATTATATCGGCGACACTGGCCTATCAGTAGTGATCTTGTTGTTGTGAGTTTGCTAATAGAGATGCAAAAATGCTGTGAGTGTTCTACGTTGCGTAGTATATTAGCCAGGATGAGAATGTATTAGTTAATTAGTTATGTATAAAATAGTTGAGTTAAAACCCAATTATAGTTTGTTTATTATGTGTGAGCCATGTACACGAACCTGTATGTGTCCGTTGTAATAATCCATTGTTTCAAGCACTTTTCTATCAAATTGTTCTTTAGCTTCAAGGTAAGAACAAGCAGATTTGGATCGGCAGTAGTGTAAAATTTCTCTAGTGAAGTTATCTTCTCCAAACAGTTCTACATCTTTGCTTAACTCGGGACTAGAACCAAAATAGGTCAACCAGTCGCTGTCAATCTTACTGCGAATCCTCTTCTTTTTCTTAACACCGTTCTTTTGTTTGACAACTTTATAGGTAGTCTTAGAGAACTTTGCCAATTTCTTACCAACATACTTCCGCTTGTTGGTCGTGTTTGTAATCAAATAAACAAAACCAACACAATCTTCAGGCAATTCACTAACAATGGTACCTTGATAGTACCATGTCATATTATTTTGGAGTTGCCAAAGCTTCTTTTTCAGCAGTAATTTCTTTACGGCGTTCTTTGATAGCCTTGCTCATCTCTTGTAATGCCTTACGAGCACGAGCTGCCGCGGCTTTAACACCTTTGCCGGTAAACTTTTCGTTCTCTGCTTTATAATTTTCAAACTGCTCTAGTAATGCTTCATGATTTGACATAATGTCTCCTTAGTTAATTTCATTTATCTGTGTATCTGTATCAAGCATGGTAAACCCATTCTCTTTTACAACCATGAGCACATGATTAACTCGACTTGCTAACTCATCTCTATGTGAGATTAAGAAAATATTTCGATTCATCTCTCGCCCCATGGATTTTAATACTGCCATTGAATGCTCAATGCCAACACTATCCATTCCAGAGTCAACCAACTCATCAATAAACATCAAGTTCATTGGCTCTGTAAAACTTTCGTAAACGTCCCGGAAACTCCAGCTTAGTGCCAAAATTAACCGATTGCGTTCTCCCCTACTCAAATTATCAAAATCAAAACTTTGACCAAGTTGGCTAATATCAACTTCTAAATCACTCTTAAAAGTAACTTGGTGTGGTAATTGTAACTTATCCAAGTAGTAGCCCAGTCTGTGATTCAAATACGCCAAATTCTGTTCAATAATTCGTTTTCGAACAAATGAGTCTTTACTGGTCAACAACTTTAGCAAGAACTCTTGATGCTCAAGTAGTTTACTTACTCTGTTAATCTCATCCCAGCTAACCTCTGCTAAAGCGGTGTGCTTCATTGCTTCGATTTGCTCTTGGTAAGGATCTTCTTCTTGGTTCTTTGTTTCAAGTTGCTTGCGTATGTTTTCTAAGTTATTCTTATGAGCGGCTGCATCCTCAACATTGGCGTACTTTGTACGTGGACGATCTCCAAGATCACCAATGCTTCTAACAGCCATGTCTG